TGTCAGAAAATATTTCATCTGGAGATGTTGTATATTATGTTGGTGCAGAAGAAGGAGAGATGCCTGCCCTATGTCAGATGTGGGGATCAGAAGTTGTTTTATTTGAACCTAATCCAAAGGTTTGGTCACACTTTCCTTTGCTTTGGAGTGCTAATAATTTAGAAATGCCTCTTGCTTGCATACCTGGGTTTGCATCAGATAAAGATAATAAACTTGCACGTATTTATTATAATGAGTTTCCACCAGAAGCAAACGCCCCAATAGAAGCAGCCCATGGATTTAAGGAACTTCAGTATGAAGCAGATAAGTATGGTCAGACAAAGATTGATACTCTTGTTTATGAAAAAGGAATGAAGCCACCAACAGCAATATCTCTTGATGTTGAAGGCAGCGAATGGAGGGTCCTAGGAGGGGCTGAGAGGGTCCTTAGAGAGCATAGGCCTAAGATTTGGTTATCTGGACACCCAGAATTTATGATGATGTATTGGAAAGAATATTTGTATGATTTAAGACAATTTATCAAAAACATTGGCTACAAAGAAACACTGCTTGATTATCAACATGAGGTTCATTTATTTTATGAGTAATATTAATGCATTTTTATATTCAGTTAAAGAAGAAGACTGTGCAAGCGATAAATGGGATTATGGTTTAATAAAAGAAATCTTTAATAAAAACAACATTAAACCTGTTAAAACAACCTCTTTGCCAAAAACAGAAAGAGCGTTTGTTGTAATTCCTGGACCACAAAATGTTGGTCATGAAGAGATAATATCTAATGAATTAAATAATATAAATAGAGTTGTTTTATTTATTACTGGTGATGAAAGTGCTACATTTGATGTGGATAAAATAATACATAATAACATTGAGATTTGGATTCAATACCCACACCAAAAACATGAAAAATATAATAAACTTCCAGTTGGTGTTCCTCAACACTTAACTAAAAATCTGCCAGAATACCAAGACAAACCATATGATGCATTTTTTGCTGGACAGATTACTCATCAACGAAGACAAGAACTTGCCAATGTTATGCCAAGCATTCCAAATTCTTTTTATGAACCAACTAATGGATTTGCACAAGGACTTAAGCCAAAAGTATATTACGACAAAATGTTTTTGAGTAAAATTGTGCCATGTCCTAGTGGTGCTGAGGTAATAGATTCTTTTAGATTTTATGAAGCAATTGAGATGCTTTGCTTACCAGTTGGTGATAAAATAGATTCAAAGGGTAAAGAAACAAATTTCTATAATCTTGTTTTTAATGAAGACTTTCCTATAGAAACAACAAATAATTGGAAAAATATAAAAAAGATGGTTCCTGAGTTATTGAATAATTATCCAAAGAATATGCACCAGGTTGTATGCTGGTGGATTAAATATAAAAGAGATCTATCTATTAAGATTATGGAGCAGATTAATGCATAAAAGAGATGTAACTATAATTCTTGCCACATCTGTCTTACCAAGCCATCCAGATACCAGAATTATTGATCAAACAATAAAAGATATTAGAGTGCACTTTCCAAATAATGAAATAATAATGCAAATAGATGGATTACGAAGCGAGCAAACTGATCGTGAAAAAGACTACAGCGAATATAAAAATCGTATTTTGTGGAAATGTTTACACGAATATAAAAATGTATTGCCAATAATTTTTGATACTCATAGTCATCAAAGCACTATGATGCGTAAAACAGTAGGTCTTATTAAAACATCTTTGATTCTTTATGTAGAGGGAGATGCACCACTAACACCAGAAAATAATATTGAATGGGATAAATGTTTGGATATGATTGAATATGGAAAAGCAAATACAATACGTTTTCATTTTGAAGCATCAATTCCTCAACCACATAAACACTTAATGTTTGGTATTGAAGATGGTTTTATGAAGACTGCACAGTGGAGTCAACGACCACATATTAGCACAGTAAAATATTATAAAGACTTTATCCTAGACTATTGTGGAGAAAAAACTTTTATTGAAGACGTTGTTCATGGAAAAATACAAGACGATATGATACCTTATAATCAATTTAATAATGATGGTTGGGAAAAACATAAACTATGGATTTATCATCCAGAAGGAAACATTAAAAGATCTTATCACTTGGATGGTCGTGAAGGAACAAGAAAGTTTACAAGCGATGATGATATATGGGGATATAAACAATGAGATTAGGAATTATTGCTAGATCAGATAACACTGGTCTTGGAAATCAAACAAAAGAACTTGTTGATATGTTAAATCCAAGCATCATATTATTAATTGACTCAACTCCATTTAATAAGAATAAACAACATCCAGAATGGTATAAGGATTATAATTGCATCAAGTCAACTGGATTTCCAAGCCTTCAACAAATTAAACTATTTCTTAATCAAATTGATGTTGTTATTAGTTGTGAAACATTTTACGACCAAAACTTTGTAAAATATGCACAAAGACGTGGTGTAAAAACTATCCTTCAGTATAACTATGAACTATTTGGTAATCTTGCATCGCCAAACCTTCCACTCCCAAACATCCTTTTATCTCCAAGCGTTTGGCATATTGATCATGTTAAAAAACTTTTTGGTAAGCAATCAACAGTAATGCATTTACCTCCACCAACAAATCCATCAATTTTTTCAGGGGCTAAAGAAATAAATATGTCTAAAAACCATAAAAGAATACTCCACATTGCTGGTAAGAAAGCAGCAAAGGATAGAAATGGGACAGATACTGTACTTCAAATGCTTAAATATTCTAAGGCAGACTATGAATTAGTTATAAGAAGCCAGAGCGAAATAGAGACAGACATAAAGGATTCAAGGCTTACAATTGAGATAGGCAATCCTGACAATAGGGAAGATATGTATACTGGGTTTGATGCTATGGTGCTTCCTAGACGTTATGCAGGTCTTTGTTTGCCTATGAATGAGGCTCTTATGAGTGCCCTGCCAGTTTTCATGACTGATATACTACCGAATAATCATATTTTACCAAAAGAGTGGTTGGTTGAATCATCATTGATTAGTTTGTTTAGAACAAAAGTTAGAATTGAATTGTTTGAAGCAAATAAAGAAAAATTAGCAAATCAAATTGATGAATATGTAAATAACAAAAATAAAAATGAGTATAAAGAAAAAGCCTATCAGATAGGTATTGATAATTTTAGTCCAGATAATTTACTTGATAAGTATCTAGAAGTTATTTCTCATATTTAGTTTTTGTTGTAAATTGTTTTCTAAGTATACTATCTAAGATTAAATCAAATGATGTATCTGCACTGGAAAGATATATGTGCTCTTCTTTATTTAAGTTATAGGACTTTAAAACTAAAGGACCTTTTGTATAAACTTTAACATCTTGCATTTCTTTTCCACCAATATTAAATAAATTTCCATAGACAGATCTCCATAAAAATTGATCTTGGTTCTTCAATACTTCTTTTAATTTTTCTTTTTCCATTATCATTGGAACGTGAAGTTCATAATCTAAGGCATGTTCAATTCCTAAAGAAAGAACCTTTTTATATGTTGCTAAAAGTTTTCTTGTGTATCCAGAGTTTGAGTTTATCTTTTGGTATAGATTTATTTTCTCTAAAAGTGAGCCACCGTGATAATTATCTATACTGTCTATCTTTTTTATGATATAAAAATCATCATTCATTAAAACAAATGACTCTGATATTTCGTTTGACTCTGTAATGCTTTTTAAATTATAAAATGCATTTTTATATTTTGTTAACTTCTGATCAACCTTTATATAATTTCCAATATACCAGTCTGGTTTGCCACCAACAACCCAAATATTTGAGTCTGGAAAACTTTCAACTACAGATCTAATTGAATATTTTAGTTCCTCATTGATTCCATCTTTACATATATATACAAAGTCCATATTTCCTCATTATAAAAATTAAGAAAGGCGAACTTATTTTTAGTAAATTCGCCCTTCCTAATTAACTAACTACTTCTTTTTAGCAGCAGCCTTCTTCTTTGCTGGAGCCTTCTTAGCAGGTACAATCTTGCTAAGTGCATCTGAAACAGCACCAGTATCTGGCAGTACGCCAAATGACTTGTCGTTTGGATTGAGTGCTCTCATTGCAACGGGTGCAAGAGCAGCAACTAATGCAGCCCAAAGATCTTTAGGATCTGTTACGCCAGCCATGTAAAGTGCAAGTACTGCGCCAAGAACAGATCTACCGTATGATGCTAGCATTGCTTTGTTTTTATCGTTTAGTATGTTATTCATTATTCCTCCTAGGATATAATTCGTGTTATCGTTGTGAAGCCAATCCATAGACCAATAATTCCTGCGACTCCCGCAAAAACTGGTGGTGCTGGAACTGGCAATTTGAATGCTGCGAACACGACACCGCACCCAAAACCTGTTAGTATAGAAAAAAATATCTCTTTCATTGTTTAACCTTTAATCTCTGCATCTGGAAGCAATGCCATAAGTTTTTCTGAATAGTTATTTAATCCTTTATTGCTTAATTCTTTAGAAACTTCTTTTATTACCTTTTGTGATGTCTCTATATATTCAAATGCCCAGTCTCTTGAATCAGATAAAAACTTTATGAAGTTTTCTTTATGTATGTCTTCTCCAGAATCAATATCGCTTACTTTGGTTTTTAAAAATAACTCTTCAAGTGCAGAGTTTTTTAGGTATAACTCTGCCAATAAAAATTGTGTCTTTTTAAGTTTAGAAAATATAGATATGTATGCTATTCCAAAGGACAAAGCCAAGGTACCCAAAAATACTAAAAACATAGTTTCCATACTATCTATTGTACTATACCAATGGCTATATTAAAAGTCATCATCTTCAATATCAAATACGTCTAGATCAGCCAACTTGCTGAGGTTTGAGGCAAAAAATAAACTAAATGCAACAAGCATAGATATTCCAGCCACTATTAATATTATTACTCTTTTTTTCATTTTACTGCCTCTCTAGTTACCAGCACTATGGCTCCATTATCCTCTAGTGCATTCTTTAATTTTACTATGTACTGTAGTGCTGCTATTTTTTCATCATGTACCATTTTTAAAAACTTATATTCGTTTAGTTTTATAGTCAAGAAATGATCATTATCTATAATTTCAACACTAAAATTTTTAGGTACTTGGATGGAATGAACTGCTCTACGCATCTCGTTTGTATACATATTACTCCATTGTTAAAGACTGCCAAGTGTTTGACCAGTCTTGTTTAGATTTGTGCTTATTAAACTCTCTTGAAATTTCTCCAGTTTCAAGGTAAACACCTCCCCAAACTCCCCACTCTTTTCCAGATACTCCGTTAGCAAAACATGTTTTTTTAACAGGGCACTGTCTACAAAGTGCGTCAACATTTTGTCTAATTCCTTCTTCATCTTCATACTTATCAAAGTATAAGTTTGTTTCAAGACCTAAACAAGCAGCCTCATCTTTCCATAAATGCTGCTTCAAGATTACTCCCTATACTTATTTGGAATATCCCAACCATTGCGACCTGGTGTGTATATTTTATGTAAGTACCACTTATCTTTTATTCTAATTCCATTTACAGATGTCTTTGCCATGTCTGATTCTTTTAGATCAATAACATTCCATCCATCCCAAACAAGATTATTGTTTTTGTTTACAATTTTATCCATTGTATTTAAACTTCTAATAATCACTTTTGCTCCCCTAATCCAATATCATAATGATATCTGTTACTATCTTCTAAAGTCCACTTTGGACTATCTTCAACATCCCACTGACGTTCATTTATCAGTCTATCAATTACCATTTTGCCATATTTAGTTGTAAACGAAGGCTCAAACAGCAACACTCTGTTGTTAGGCTGTACCGCAAAGTTTCCATCATCTCTTACAATAACATGTCCACACTTGTGTTGTCCAGGACTCTCTGAATATCCATGATCAATAATATTAGACTCAGGATTGTGCCAATCTAAAGTAAATAAATACTTTCCATTAATCTTTGTTTTAGTGCGATCAATGTATGACATCTTCATGTTTGCAAGATTAGCAAACTTTGTTACTGAAATATATGGACTAAAAGAATTCCATAAAACTAAATTATGAATATCTTCTTCAGGAACGCCTGGCTTTGTGCAAAAAGCGTTTATTGGCATTCTCCACCAGATTCCACCATCTTCCATTAGAAAATGAAACAAAGGACTTCTGTTTTGAAGCGTTGAAACTCCAAAGATTACACAAGGAAAATATTTGTCATGACTATCTTCTTGATTACGTAAAAAGTTTCCTCTAACGTAACACTCAATAGGAGGTATGTTTGCATTAAGTTCTGGCATATTAGTACCTGAATATTCCCACTTCAATATTTTTGGACTCAGCACTAGAAACTAATCTAGACTTTGCCTCATTTGGTTTGCTTAAAAAAGCAAAATAGTTTACTTGATTCATATTTGTATCAAGCCAAGAAGGTGCAGCATTATAAAACTTAATTTTTTTTCCTCTAGCCTTCATTCCACGCTCTGATAAGTTAGAAAATTCTGAAACAAAGTTATTGATCTTTGCTGGCCCAACAGAATAAATAATAAATTCGTTATCATCTTCTTTCATTCCAGAAAGCGCAACGCTCATAGCACGAAGAAAAACATTGTAGTCATTAAACTCAGATGTCCCTTGTACTGCTACTATCATTTTATTGCATCCCTTTTCTTAAGTCATCTAAGATGTCCATCATCTTTGCTAATTCTTTTTTTGACATGTTGTGTATGTCTAATGGCTCAATAGTTTCTTCGTCTACTCTGCCATTAATGGCATTAGCAGTATAAAAAACATTATTTACTGTCCAATAGGCCTTGCCTTCTGTGATAACAACCTTTAGCATATTTTTTTGAATATGCTTATGTGACTGTCTAATCATTTTTGGCTTCTCAAACATTTCTTTAGGTATAACATCTTTAACCATTTCGTATATGTGGCTTTGCCTATATACTATTTTTTTAAAAACCTTCATACCTTTTTTGTTTGATATCTTAAGTATAAACCATGTAGCGACAGTTGTCAACACAACAACTAATAAATATTCCATGCGTTCCTAATTATTAAGATTTTTCTTTTTTATCAACAACTGTTTTAGTTGCTTGAGTTGTTGGTGCATAAAGAGAAATAAGTTTATTTAACTTAATCTGTAATTGAAGAACCTGAAACTCTAAATCTGATGACTTTTGCTTATAGAAATTAACTAATTGTTTAATCTCATCTACTGTTAAATCTTCCACTGTCCCCTACCCCTTTCTAAAACTAAATGCGCTTCCTACCCAAGCCTTTTCTACTTTCTTTTTTTCTCTTTCTACAATTGCACGACTCCATGCAAACCCTGCATCTCCACCCCAAGCATCCCACATAATTCTTCCATTAGATGGAAACTCTGGACCATCATAAAACCCTTTGCCTTTTTTATCTACTTCATGACGAGAGAAAAAAGAAAACATTCTTTTAACAGTACTAAGAGACATTACTGATCCATTTACGATATCAGTTGCACGACCCCAACCTACAGGAGTTCCAGCACCAGTTGCTTTACCATCTTCTTTCCACTTTAATGCACGTCGTGCAGCAGCCTTCATGCCAGAATTAGGGGTATATGTATCAGCCATTATTTATCCTTCTTTGGGTGTTTTGCTACATAGTCATCAAGAATGGCTTTAATTGTTCCATTTTTATTCATGCGAACAATTTTTCCATTTTTAATTTGTGTTGCATTGAATGCTCCCGCTTTTTTCTTTGGCATTATTTTGTAAATCCTTTTGGATCAAATACGCTTCCATCCCAAATTGTTTTAGTTGTTTTAGTTTCTGACTTGTATGTTCCACCACGTCGTTTATATTCAGCAACTACCCAAGCATTAGCGTATGCAGATGGATAAACATCAAATTTATCTTTTGCTGCTTGAACAACCCTTGCATAAAGTTTAGGATTTGATGGATCGCTTCCACCACGTCTTGGTTTAATTACATCTTCGTAATTAGGCTTTTCTGCTTTACCAATTTGAGCGTCATACATTGCCATTAATGTTTCTGAATCTGTTTCTGGAATTCCTGAATCGGTTGAACCCATTTCAACTACAAGATCTACTGATACAGATAATGATTCAATTTTAATAACTTCAGACATGCGATGATAAGTAACGTATGCTTTTTCTTCCCATGCACCATCTTCTTCTTCATATTCACGAACAATAACTGGCTTATCATTTTCTACATATTCCATAGAATATTCTGATCCTGGCAACCCAAGCAATCCTGGATTAGTCATTACGTACTCAACACGACCAACCATATTTTTATCGTCTTCGCCCATATACATTACAAAGTCGCCTTCTTTAATTTCATGCATACTTTTTCCTATGTTACCTTCAGAGCGATTGATTGCATAAATTTGTGCTGCTGCTTCTGCCCTTGTCTGGTGGCATCCCATAACTTCATTAGTACCCTCTTTTAATGCTGGGTATCCAGAACATCCGAATGAGCCTTTGGCTCCAACTCTATATGGCATTGCTATCCTCCTAGACCTATATACTGATTATATCAGAGTTCTTTTTTAAGCATGAGCCGTTTAAGTTCTGCTATAGCCCATTGATCTTGCTTGCTTAATTTTGACAACTCTTCATCATTTAATGACTTTTTGGTAATGGTTATTACAGGGTCATCTGCCATAAAGTCTATGTTTACATACCCCTTTTCCCATAGAGCCAAGATATCGCTATTAACTGTCCTAATATGCTCTTCATATAAGTCTGGCATTAACTCTTTTATTTTTGGGGTAAATGAGTATAAGAATGATTGATTTTCTGAATCAATGCCAACAACCTCAAGACCACCATTTAGAATTAGGTAATCCATTATTTCTTGTTCGTCTGGAATCATATTTTTTCCATCTGGATTAAACATTCTCTTGAATATTTTTTTTATAATTAATAAACTCATTTAGTTTTTCTCTCGTTTGTGCTCCAGTTATGCGATTAATTTGTTCTTCATCTTCAAACAATATAAAAGTTGGAACAGATGTTATTTGAAAAGTTTTAACTAAATCATTTTCCATGTCAACGTCTATAATCTGAAACGTTACATCTGCTGTCTCTCTGTTTAATTCTTCAACAATTGGCCTAACCTTTTTGCAGGGTTGACACCAATCTGCTGTAAAATAAAAAACAGTTCTCATTTTCCAGACTTTACTCTAGCCTTTTTTAATGCTTCAAAATCTTTAACTTTAGCATCACCCATATATCCCCAGGCATATCCATCATTAATCATTTTATCATTAACAGATTCTGTGTCACCATTTACATATAGCCATCCTAAAATACGACCAAACTTTTCTGAAGAGTTCATCTTTTCTGTTTTAATAACTACGGACTTAGCATCTTTAAGGTGTTTTTTTAAATAATCTTTTGATTCAAGACCAAGAGCCTTTTCAGCCTTATCTGTTGTTCGTGATTCTGGCGTATCAATTCCAGCAAGACGAACACGAGATGCAAATAAAATATCAAACCCTAAATCAATAATAACATCAATGGTATCTCCATCAACAACATTTTTTACTTCTTTAACAAAATACTCATACATTAGTAGTCTTTGCCTTTCGCTTTATTTTCAACTAATTTTTCACGTTCATCAATTATAGTAAGCATAAATGACATCATTTTTGCATAACCTTCTGGACTATCAATAATTTTGTTATAGTGATGACCACAAAACATTAGGTCTCCAGTTAGTCCAGTAATCCTTACAAGGGCTTCTGCTGCACAAGAATCACAACGATCCATTGGACCAAGAATCCACTCTTTATTTACAACTTCTTCTGCAATCATTGTATTCATAGTATACCGCTACTTTCTGTTATCTGTAGAATAAAATCCTGGGGCATTAAACATAACTCCAGGAGATGACCATTGTCTTTGCATTATTGCACCACAACATGATGGCTCTCTATCTTCACCAAACTCTCGTTTAAATTCAATAGTAGAAGAACACGTTGTACATTTATAATCGTATACTGGCATATCTCTCCATTTACTAACAATCTATTAATTATAGCATCAGGCTATTCTATGTGTCAACCTATCGTGTGTTCTAATTCTATGACAGTTAGCACAAACAACTTCACATTTTGCTATTTCTTTTTTTATTGCTGCCCAAGAAAATCCATCATGAATCATTCTTGAAATATTATATTTTTTATCTTTTAAATGATCAAAATCTAAGATTATATGATTGTTTATTCCACAATCTACGCAGCCAGATTTTTCTTTAATTTTTGCAAGTCTATTTTTAAACTCTTGCTTATCATAATGGTCCAACTGCTTGTTAGTCATTAACCATAATTATATCAGCATGTAAAAGCCCTACACAGGCATTCCAAGCACTTAGGCCAGGGAATATATAGAAGGGTAACTACTCCATCCCAAGGTCCTGTGTAGGGACTATCTACATTATACTACTTGATCTTAATAGACTTTGGTTTCTTTTCTTCTGGAACGATTCTATCAATATGAATTGTTAGCATACCGTCCTTAAGTTCAGCACCAGTAACCTCCATATACTCTCCTAGGGCAAATGTGCGGGTAAATTTACGACCAGCAATTCCCTTATGAACAACTTCAGCATCTGTTACTTCTACAAGTTCTCCCTTAATAACAAGAGAGCCATTGTCAACAGAAACATCAATGTCGTCTTTTGAAAATCCTGCTACTGCAAGAGACAGTTTATATGTATCTTCATCTAATTTAAGAAGATCGTATGGAGGATATGATTGAGAGTTTGTTCTATGTGCATTATTGAGTCTGGCCAACTCTCTATTCCAGCCAATAAAAAAAGGATCATTGAATAGATCCATAGTTAGGTTTGTTACCATTTTTATTCCCCTTTCAAGCGAATAAGTTAGTGTACCCCCGTAGGCAGTACATATATATTATATCATAATTTGGAGCGGAAGACGAGATTTGAACTCGCAACATCTACCTTGGCAAGGTAGTACTCTGCCATTGAGTTACTTCCGCACTTGCTGGTCTGGCAGGGCACGATCCTGCGACATCCGAATTAACA